CCACGAAATCCCCAAGAATAGACATCAGTTACACCAACAAGTGGAAATTCATCATATCTAACTCCCGGAGTTTTTGCAGTATAAAAGAAAGTATAATATTTTCCAACCGAAGCACTCCTACCACTTTCACTCAAAACCCCAATCAGTTCTTCCATAATATCATCTGGATTTTCGATACCAACTAAACTATCAACCACACCACGAACTCGATTTTCTTGGTCGTCTGTTGGATATGAGAATGTCATTTGATACCTAACTCGTTTTCCGTAAGAACCTTAAACTCATAACCACGATCTAAACACCATTCTTTAGCAGCACTCCATTTTGCCTGATTTTTGGCATACTCAACAACTTCATAGATATAACCCTTTGTCTTTCTCTTTTGGACTTTGGGTTCAATACACTGCTTATATGGTTTGATTTCAATAATTGACTTTTTAATCTTCCCGTTATTATCTTTATATTTGATATAAAAATCTGGGAAGTATCTGTGATATCTGTTATCAACTGGTGAGCGATAGGGGACTACAATCTCCTCACTTCCCCACTCCAAAATATTTTCATTCTTATCACAATAAACCATAAACTTGCGCTCCCATAAGGAACGATATACTATATTAGTGTGATCACCCTTGTATTTTTTTGGATATGAAGGTTGGTATTTTCCCTTATATGACATCTAAATAACTAATAATAAAGTAGTCGTATAGGTATTTAGAGTGGGTAACTCTCTGGTTCAAAAAATAACGATGCAGAAAATGAGAGAAAAGATTGGCTCTCTTTCTCTCAGTAATCATTATTTGGTTAATATTCCTATATCATCAACAAAGTTAAAACAACATTTTGAGCAAAGTTATGGAGAAGATGGAAAAGATATTTCTAGTTTCGTAACTAATAGGTTAGGATTTCTTTGTGCTGAAGCAACACTTCCGGTGACTTCTTTTGCCACAGGAGAAGTCAAAGGTGATTTTATGGGAGTTCCACAGGAATTTGCCCATACCCGTCTTTATGCCGATATGGACTTGACTTTTTATGTTGATTCTGATTATAGAGTGTTGAAATTTTTTGAAGGATGGATGGATTTTATTGCTGGTGGAAACAGAGGTGGAGAAGAAAATCCGGAACCTGCAGCATCCACTAGTTTAAGTACAAGTGTTTATAGAAGATTTAATTATCCTGAAGATTATAAGGTTCAGAATATGGAAATACTTAAATTTGAAAACGATTATAAAATGCAATTATCTTATAAGTTTGTTAATGCATTTCCAAAAGGACTTACATCTATTCCGGTATCATATGGACCGGCAGAATTACTAAAAATTACGGTATCATTTAATTATGATCGGTATGTTATGAAAAGAGAAAAACTAAAGGAAGAATCTAATAGAATTTATAGTAGCATTTGGGATAATCCTTCTGCAGAATATTTTTTTCCAACAGCAAATCTTCTAGATCTAAATCTAAAGGAGTACTACACCACAGATCAAGAATACAACTTGAACTTGAATATCCTCGACGACAATCCTTTTTATATCCCCTAAACACCTATTGTTGGGGACAACCCTCTTTTTTAGATCTCTCCCCAACTAGGATAAATAACTAAACCTGAGTTGTATTTTTTAAAAATGCCTTTACCCAAGATTAGTACTCCAACCTATGAGTTGGAATTGCCTTCAACTGAAAAGAAGATTAAATATCGTCCATTTTTAGTCAAGGAAGAAAAAATCTTAATTATGGCTTTGGAATCTGAAGATATGACTCAGATTACAAATGCAATCATTGATATTTTAACAGAGTGTATTTTAACCAGAGGAGTTAAAATTAAAAATCTCTCTACATTTGATATTGAGTATTTGTTTCTGAATATTCGGGCAAAGTCTGTTGGTGAAACCGTAGAAGTAAATGTAACTTGTCCAGATGATGGTGAAACAACTGTTGAAATGAGTATTGATATTGATTCAATTAAAGTTCAAAAAAGTAAAGAACATACAAATATTATTAAATTAGATGACAATCTTTCTATGAAACTTAAGTATCCATCTTTGGATCAATTCATTGAAAATAATTTTGAGGTTAATGATAACGTGAGTGATGTTAGTAAGTCCCTAAATCTCATTACTTCATGTATTGATATGGTATATGATTCTGAGGAAAGTTGGAACGCATCAGATTTTTCAAAGAAAGAATTGGATGAGTTTCTCGATCAATTGAATACAAAGCAATTTAAGTTGATTGAAAATTTCTTTACCACAATGCCGAAACTTTCACATACGATTAATGTAAAAAATCCAAATACTGGAGTTGAATCTGAAGTTGTTCTGGAGGGACTGGCAAGTTTTTTCAGTTGAGTATGGCTCATACCAATCTTGAGTCATACTATAAGGTTAATTTTGCCTTGATGCAGCATCATAAATATTCATTAACAGAGTTAGAAAATATGATTCCGTGGGAGAAGGATATTTATCTCACTTTACTTGAACAATATATTGAGGAAGAAAATCTAAAGGCGCAGCAACAGAATGGAATTTAGTTCCCAACTTTTCACGGCACCAGCAATTAAAAGCAATAAAATCTCTTCCTCTTCTTTTACTAGTAGAGGTGCCGGTAGAGGTGCCGGTAGTTCTGCACCAAAGTTAAATGTTAGTAATATTTCAAGGGTAGCCTTTAATACAAAACCTAAAGATATTGAACTAATCAAAGCAATTGTAAATGTCGTAGAAGAAAAACCAAAGATAGTTGAAAAGATTGTTAATGTTGTAGAAGAAAAACCAAAGATAGTCGAAAAGATTGTTAATGTTGTAGAAGAAAAACCAAAGATAGTTGAAAAATTTTTTACGGCACCAAAAATAAAAAAAGAAGAAACATCTACAAGTTTAAAACTTTCTCAAAATGCGGAAACAATAAAAGTCCCGAAAGGAATGGGATATGGGGGTATTCGTAGTGGTCCTAATGTAGATCCAAAATATTTAAGAAAAGAAAAAACTCCCATTGAACAGACTCTTGTAGAAACGAATAATATTCTTGTAGAGATACAAAAACAACTTTCTTATGATTTTGCGATGAGAATCGCAGAAGAGAAGAAAACGATTCGTCAGATAAAAATGGCAGAATCAAAGAGAAAGTTTGCAGAAAAAGAAAAGTCTTTAGAGTCATCTAAAAAAATAACAAGCGCTCTTGGTGGAGCAGTTAATAAAGTTACGGCACCTTTTAAAAGTGTCTTTGATAAAATAATAGAATTCTTTAGTCTTGTTTTGGGTGGTATTCTTTTGAGTGCCGCATTTAAGTGGTTAAGTAAAGAAGAGAATAGAAAAAAGTTTAATGAAGTTATTGACTTCATTGTAAAGTATTGGAAAGAAATTACACTTACTTTACTTGGGATTAAGTTATTTGGAGCATTATATAAACTTGGAAGATTTGGACATACATTATATCGGATATCAAAATGGTTTGGAAGAAATAAACCTCCTGGAACTGGATCTGGTGGTATTGATTGTGCTGCGATTGCAAAATGTTTTGCTGGTGCTACTGTAACTGTATTAACTACTTCCAATATTTTGGATTGGTTGAAAAATAATAAACTTTCAGTTGCTGGTGCCTTAGGTATTGGATTAGTCACCGCACCACAAACTCCACAAACTGGTGGAGCACAACAACAACCATTTAAAGAACCATTTAATTGGCAAGGTTTTGCCGACTCAATAAACAATAGTATTGCTACTGGTGTTATACTTACTGGCGCTTTTCTGCTGGCTTTGGCAACAGGACTTGCTGGGGCTCAGGCAGGGGCAGCAAAAGGTGGAACCATAGGACAAATTCCTATGAAAAAGAAAAAATGTAGCACTTGTTCCTTAGGATTTTCTCAAGGTGGGTCTGTTGGTGGAAGAGGATCAAAAAATGTAGATAGTGTATCTGCGATGCTTGCGCCAGGAGAAGAAGTTATTAAGACTGACTCCGCAATGTTATTCAGACCACTTCTGAAAGATATTAATGATAATTCCGGAAGACTTTGGGCAACATTTTCTCTTGCGGTTGAGAAACTATTAGTAGTCGTTTCTAGACAAGAAGAACTTGCTCAAGATTTTGGAGATGCCATACAACAGTTTGATACATTTATTGAGCAAGAAAAGGCAAGAAAGATTCTTAATACTGGTGGTGGAACTGGTGGTGGTGGAGGAGTATCAAAAAATGTAGATAGTGTATCTGCGATGCTTGCGCCGGGAGAAGAAGTTATTAGGACTGACTCCGCAATGTCATTAAGACCACTTCTGAAAGATATTAATTTTGTTCCGGATTCTGCTAAATCTGGTGGAATGAATTTCATACCAATGGTTTTACCAACACAAACATCAAAACTTCCAGAAATTCCAGAGATGCAATCTGAGGCAAACCGAGTTAATGTTGTATCACCAATAAATATTCTTAATCCATATATGGATGTGACACCAGAATTATATGGAATTAGTTACTTGTACTGATAAGATATGGAAACTCAAGTACAAAAACTAAAATTAAACGTAACTAATATTAAGAGTTATTTGATGAAATCAAATAAAACTCTTAGTAAATTAAAAAAGCAGAAGAAAAATCTTACTCTCAATATTATAAAGAAAAATCAACAGCAGAAAAAGGAAACCAAACTAGAAACTAAAAGACTTGGAATTGGATCTGGATTTCTTTCAATCGCAGGTGCTGTTAGTAGACCTGCGATGGGAATTTTTGATAAGATTATGGAATTTTTTGGTCTCATTGCTCTCGGATTTCTGATTAAATCCTTACCCACAATTATTAATAAAATAAATGAATTTTTAGATAGTGATTTCTTTAAAGGATTTACCGGGTTTATCACTGGACTTACAGCAATAGTAAAAGGTATGATTGATATAACAATATCATTATCTACATCTGTGAGAAATAATTTTGTAAAAGGATATAATAAGGCTGCCAAAGAACTTGATAATTTTGTAAATTGGGTTTCTAAGGGTATGTCAATTTTTGATTCGTTGTTAAACGGCAATCAACAGCAGAATTCGTCACCATCTTCGTCATCATCTCCAGCACGTACTCAAAGATATGGGAGAACATATACGAGTCCGACTGGAGGACAATTCTTTGTCGAGACAGATAAAGATGGAAATCCTATAGGTCCTTTACCTAAAAGCTGGGGACAAAGAATTCCAGACCCTCGAAAAAATTCGACAGGATGGGGACCTGTTCAGAACAAAAGTTCTGGTGGAACAGTACAGGGAAGGAATACTCAGAGAGGTGAATCTGGAGGGACACAACCAGCATTTACATTTAGAAGAACCGGAGTTGGAAAAAAGGCACAAAGAGATGCCGATACTGGATTTTCTAGTTTTTCACAATCAGTGGATGGTATTAATGATACTGTAAACAAGGAGTCTGAGAACGTAGAAGCATTTACAAAAATGCTGACTAATTGGACTCAGTTAAACTCCACCGATTCTTCTGGCGGTACTGGCGGACCTTATAATTCGGGAAGAACTGGTGCTTTTGCATCCGGTGCATGGATTGGACCACCTGGAGATAATGATAGACAGCAAACTGGACTTAATATGAATCTTCCTGGTGGAATTGGTACACCCATTTATGCTCCTAGAGATCTAATTTATAGAACTACGGGGACTGATGGAAAACCAGCTGTCGGTCTACAAGGAACTGCAACTGCACTGGGTCCTAATGGAAGAGGATTTGGATTTTATGGGGCATATCGTTATAAAGAAGGTGGCAAGGAATATGAAGTTCTAATGGGGCATTTTAGAGACATGCCTTACAGAGGAACTAAAGATGGTGATATAATTCCAAAAGGAACATTATTGGGATATCAGGGTGCTTCTGGAAGGTCTGTAAGTAACACAAATGGGGTTTATCCTCATATATCTCTTCACATAAATGGTATAGGATTTCGCGCTTCTAATGCGGAACTAGTAGATTTTGCATATGTATTGAAAGATGCAAGACCAAGAAATCCTCGTCGTCCTGGTGGAGGAGGAGGTGGTAATGGTGGATTAAGATCGTTAAATAAGAGTAGTGAAAATCAATCTGTTTTCATATATGCAGTACAACCAGTTCAAAGTTATATTCCATTTCCAGTTCCAATGCCTGTAAGTGTACCATCATCCAATTCTGGTGGAAGAGGAAAAACACCATCAATATGGAGGGG